ATGGGTGATCGGATGCGGGTGGACGTGATCGGTGAAGAGGAACTGGCGCGCAAGCTGGCCCGGCTCCAGGAGCAGGTGCAGGGGCAGCAGCTCGCGGCGGCGGTGACAGCGGGTGCGCTGCTGATCCAGGATGCGGCGAAGATCAAGGCGCCGGCACGCACGGGGAATCTGCGGCGGTCGATCCATACGGAGCTCACGGCGGCCGGGCCCACCAGGGCAGAGGCCACGGTGGGGACGGATGCGGTGTATGCGGCGCAGGTGGAGTTCGGCGGGACGATTGTGCCGAAGCGGAAGCGGGTGTTGCGCTGGGTGGATGAGAGCGGCCAGGAGCACTTTGCGCGGAGCGTGACGCAGCCGGCCCGGCCGTATCTGCGACCGGCGTTCGACGAGGAAGGCGACAATGCGGCCGTGGAGGTGCGCGAGGCGCTGCGCCAGTTGGTGCTGCAGGTGGCGGGAACATGAGCCTGGAAACGGATGTCGCACAGTTGCTGGTGAACAGCGACCTGGTGGGGGATAGGGTGTATCCCATGACGCTGCCGCAGCAGGTGACGCTGCCGGCCATCCGGTATCAGCGGATCGATTCGCCGGGCGAGGTGTCGCATAGCGGTGGGGCCGGGCTGGAGCATCCCCGGATGCAGGTGTCGATCCATGCGCTGACGTTCGGGGAGGCGGAGCAGCTCGCCGATGCGTTGAAACGGCTGTTACACGGGCGGAGAGGACTGTTCGGGGTGGGGAGTGCGGCCTTCGTGGCGAACGATGTGCCGGATTTCGAGGAGGAGACCGGGCAGTACCTCCGCTATGTGGATGTGATCGTGTGGCATCACTGGGAGTAGACGATGAGCGACGATTTGAAACACGAAGCCGCTAAGCCGGAAGCAAAACGTGCGCCCAAGTTGCCGGCAGATTCAGGGGATGTTGCAGCCGGCGCAACGGCGGATGCGGAGCCGGCGTATGTGACGGGGGCGTGGAACGGGCTGCCGATGTGGACGTGTACGCTGTGCCAGTGGGACACGCTGGAGGGGGAAGCGGCGATGGTGGCGCATTTGCAGACGGTGCATCTGCCGCCGGAGCCGCCCGCTCCGGAGAAGCCCCTGGTGCAGGTGTATGACCGGTGGGGCAATCCGGTATCTTGATGCACGGTAGTTGATGGGAGGCGGGGATGCCGAGGACGAATCTGACCAAGACGGTGGCACAGGGCGCGTATGGGGCGTATGGGGCGGATGCGGCCGACCTGACGATGGCGGCGGCGGATGTCGCCAACATGAACCAGTTCACGGCGCAGGGCAATGACCTGGTCGTGGCGCACAACACGGGTGCGAGCCCGTACACGGTGACGATCACGAGCTCGCCGGACCCGTACGGGCGCACGAAGGACATCACCACGTACAGCCTGGCGGCCGGGGAGTATGCGGTGTTCGGGCCGTTCGGGATGACGGGGTGGGTGCAGAGTGACGGGAAGGTCTATCTGCAGGCGAGCAATGCGTCGGTGAAGCTCGGGGTGGTGGCGCTGCCCGGCTGACGTTTGCAGGTTGTGTTGCGCCTGGCCTCGAAGCCGGCGCAACCCGGGTTGCAGGTTGGGCGAGCTGACGCTCGCACGGTAGGAGGAGAGAATGGCGATTAGTTCGTTTGGGACGCTGCTGAAGATCGGTGACGGCGGGGGGCCGGAGGTCTTCACGACGATTGCAGAGGTGCGGGACATCAGCGGGCCGGGGCTCGCGTTGAACCTGGAGGAGAGCACGAGCCACAGCAGCGCAGGCGGCTGGAAGGAAAGCGTGGGGACGATCCTGGAGGGTGGGGAGGTCTCGTTCGAGATCAACTATGACCCGGCAGGCGCGACGCACAATGCGACGACCGGCTTGATCCGGGACATGGTGAACCGGACGAAGCGCAATTTCAAGGTGGTGTTTCCGAATGGCGGCAGCACGACCTGGACGTTCGGCGCGTATGTGACCGGGTTCGAGCCGGATGCGCCGGTGCAGGGGAAGCTGGCGGCGAAGGTCACGCTGGAGATCAGCGGGCAGCCGACGCTGGTGTAAACGGGGTTGCAGGTTGGCAGGTTGCACGTTGTGTTGCGCAGGCCTCGATGCCGGCAGCAATACAACGTGCAGGGCCGGGACGGGGCGCTGACGCTCGCTGCGGCGAGCTTCCAGCGCCTACTACGAGCGGGGCGCAACTCATAACGGATAGTTAGGAGACGGATGGCTGGCATGGCGGATAGCGAGCTGGTGCAGTTGCGGGAGCGGCTGGTCGAGCTGGAGCTGGCGCTGGAGGATGGCGGGTGGCGCCGGATGGCGCTGAGCGGCGAACGGGAGTTCAGCCGGGAGGGGCTCCGCCGGATCAATGAGCTGGCACGGCTGATGTTCCTGAAGAATCCCCTCATCCAGCGCGGGGTGAATGTCCAGGCGCACTATGTATTCGGCCAGGGCATCAATATCCGGGGCCGGGCGAAGCCGGTTGATGAGATCGTGCAGGCATTTCTGGATGATCCCCGGAACACGGTGGAGCTGACGGGGCACCAGGCGCGGGAGATGAAGGAGAAGGAGCTGGTCTTGACCGGCAATCTCGTCTTCGTCTTCTTCAGCAACCCGGCCACAGGGCGGGTGCAGGTGCGCTCGATCCCGGTGGACGAGATCGACGAGATCATTGCGAATCCGGAGGATGCGCGCGAGCCGTGGTTCTATCGGCGGACCTGGACGACGACGGGGTTCGATGGCTCAGGCGGGCGGACGCTGGAGACGCGGACGGCGCTGTATCCAGACTGGCACTATGCTGCGGCGGCCCGGCCGGCACAGATCGGCGGGACGACTGTGCTGTGGGACAGCCCGGTGTATCACGTGCGGGTGAACTGCCTGTCGGATCAGCAGTTCGGGGTGAGCGAGGTGTATGCGGCGCTGGACTGGGCCAGGGCATACAAGAACTTTTTGGAGGATTGGGCCACGATCGTGCGGGCCTACAGCCGGTTTGCCTGGAATTTGACGGTGAAGGGCGGCGCGGCGGACGTAGCCAACGCCACGAACCGACTAGGGACGACCATCGGGACCGGCCAGGGGGAGACGAATCCGCCGATGCTGGCCGGGTCCACGTTCGTGGCGGGGACGGGCGCGAAGCTGGAGCCGGTGCGGACGGCGGGCGCGACGACTTCGGCGGAGGACGGGCGGCGGCTGCTGTTGATGGTGGCGGCGGCCACGGGGCTGCCGGAGTCGTTCTTCGGGGATGTGAGCGTGGGCACGCTCGCGACGGCGAAGTCGCTCGACAGACCCACCGAGCTGAAGATGTTGTCACGGCAGACGTTCTGGGCGGATGTTTTCAAAGAGGTCCTGGGGTTCGTGGTGCGGCAGGCGGTCAAGGCCGGGCGGCTGGCCGGGACGGTGCGCCTGGAAGACGGGCAGTGGATCGTGCAGCTCGCCGACGATCTGGAGACGGGGGAGCCGCTCGACGATACGATTGACATCGACTTTCCGCCGATCCTGGAGCATGACACGGCCGGGCGCATCGATGCGATTGTAAGTGCGGCGACGCTGGACGGAAAGACGCCGGCGGGCACGATCGATCCGAAGAGCCTGGCGCGGATGCTGCTGACGGCGCTGGGTGAGGATGATGTGGATGCGATGCTGGCGCTGCTCTTCCCGGAGGAAGGGAGCGGGTCCTTCGACTCCGCCGGGAGCACCAACTCCGTTGACGGTGCGCCCGGCTCCGCTCAGGATGCTGCGAGTGAGACTGAGCAGGACGGGGCGCCGACGGCGGCGGGGATGATGGTGGAGGCGGTGCGTGAGTTACGCGAGGCAGTTGCGGGCTTTGTTGCGCGGTATGCCGACGATGAAGCCACGGCCTGAGTTTGTGCGGGCGCTGCGCGACGAGCTGCTGACGGACCTCCAGAGGTTCCTGGAGGCCGCACAGGATGCGGCGAAGAAGGCCATCGAGGAGCGCCTCGAACGGGAGGCGGCGGCGGCCTTCAGCGAGGCGGGCGCGGCGTTCGAGGAGGCGGCGGCGACCCCTGGCAGCGACCTGGTCGCAGTAGGCGAGACGGCCATCGAGGCCGGGCGGCCGGCGCTGACGGAGGCGATCCAGACGGCGACGCAGGATGCGCTGCTGTTGGGGATGCAGGAGCAGGCCAGCACGCTTGGGATCTCGTTCGACCTGGAGAATCCCCGGGCGGTGGCGTATGCGCGCGAGCACGCGGCCGAGATGGTCACCAAGATCGACGATGAGACGCGGCGGGTGATCCATGACCTGGTCGAGCAGGGGACGCGCGAGGGGTGGAGCTATGACGAGCTCGCCCGGCAGATCACGGAGCGGTTTGCGGAGTTTGCGGAGGGCAAGCCGCAGCAGCACATCGACAGCCGGGCCCACCTGGTGGCCGTGACCGAAGTGGGGAACGCTTACGAGGAGGGCAACCTGATCGTGGCGGACCAGGTGACGGCGGCCGGGCTGGAGATGGAGCACGCGTGGCAGACGGTGGGGGACGGGCGCGTGAGCGCGGGGTGCAAGGAAAATGAGGCGGCCGGGTGGATCCCGATGGAGCAGGCGTTTCCGAGCGGGCACACCCGGCCGTTGCGGTTTCCGGGGTGCCGGTGCACGGCGCTGTATCGGCGGCGGAAGACGGAACCTTGATTCGTGTGATTGGCCCGATGGCCTTGATTTGCAACCTATAACAACGAGTTAGGAGATGGCGAGCATGGCGAAGTTTCTGACACGAGATGAGATTCTGGCGGCGCAGGATATTGCGACGGAGGTGGTGGAGGTCCCGGAGTGGGGCGGGGCGGTGCGGGTGCGCGGGCTGAGCGGGCTGGAACGGGACGAGCTGGAGGCGAGCATCGTCAGCCGGCGCGGGAAGCACGTGGACGTGAATCTCATCAACATGCGGGCCAAGCTGGTCGCGAAGAGCATGGTGGACGAAAGCGGGGCGCTGCTCTTCTCGGAGGAGGACGTGCGGGCGCTGGGCAAGAAGTCGGCGGGGGCGCTGCAGCGGGTGTTCGAGGTGGCGCAGCGGCTGGCCGGGCTGAGCGATGAGGATGTGGAGGAGCTCACAAAAAACTCCGAGAGCGGCCAGTCAGGCGATTCGCTTTCCGCCTAGCACTGGCCCTGGGGCGCCCGGATGTGGACGGGATGCTGGCGGGGATGTCGTCGCGAACGCTGAGCGAGTGGATGGCGTATTACGGGCTCGAGCCTTTCGGGGAAGGGCGGGCGGATCTGCGGATGGGCATCCTGGCGGCGACGGTGGCGAACAGCCAGCGGGGGAAGGATCAGCAGCCGTTCAAGCCGGAGCAGTTTATGCCACAGTTCGAGGAACAGGAACGCGACGGCAGCAGTTGGGAGCAGATGCTGGAGCGGGTGCGGATGATCAATGCGGCGCTGGGGGGGACTGAGGGATGACCTCTCCCCCTGACCCCCTCTCCTGTGCGAGCTTCGCTCGCCTATAGGAGAGGGGGAACGAGGTGAATAGATGACGACGCTAGCGACGTTGGTGGTGAAGCTGGTCGGAGAGACGGCTGAGTTCGTGCGCAGCATGGGCGAGTCGTCAAGCAAGCTGTCGAAGTTCGGGCAGGACGCGTCGAAGGTGGGGAGCGCGATGCTGCCGGTGAGCGCAGCGGCCGGCGTGGTGGGGGTGTCGGCGGTGAAGATGGCCGCCGACTTCGAGACCTCGATGGCGATCCTGCAACAGACCTCCGGGGCGACGGATGCGGATATGCGAAAGCTGAGCCAGACGGCCGTTGCCCTGGGTGCGGATGTGCGGCTGCCGGGGACGAGCGCGAACGATGCGGCGCAGGCGATGCTGGAGCTCTCGAAGGCCGGGCTGTCGGTGAACGATACGCTGGCGGCCTCGCGGGGGGTGTTGCAGCTCAGCGCGGCGGGGCAGTTGAGTAATGCGGCGGCAGCGGAGGTGACGGCTGCCGCTTTGAATATGTTCAACCTGGAAGGCAGCGAGGCGACGCGCGTGGCGGACCTGCTGGCGGCGGCGGCGAATGCGAGCGCGGCGGATGTGTCCGACATGGCGGATGCGCTGAAGATGAGCGGGTCGGTGGCCGCAGCTGCGGGGGTGCCGATTGAGCACATGACGACGGCCCTGGGGCTGATGGCAAATGCGGGCATCAAGGGGAGCGATGCAGGCACTTCGCTGAAGACGATGCTGATGCGGCTGTCGGCGCCCACCGACGAGGCGGCAGGGCTGATGGAGCAGCTGGGCATCGAGATTTTCGACGCCGCGGGGAACATGCTGCCGATGCCAGCCATTGTGGGGCAGTTCAGCAGCTCGCTGAGCGGGATGTCGATGGAGCAGCGGAACGCGGCGCTGAGTACGATCTTCGGGGCGGACGCGATCAGGGCGGCGAACATCGTGCTGATGGGCGGAACGACGGCATGGGACAAGATGAGCACGGCCGTCACGAAAAGCGGTGCGGCGCAGGACCTGGCGGCCGCACAGACGACCGGGTTGAACGGCGCAATGGGCGGTTTGCAAAGCACCATCGAGACGACGCTGCTGACGGCGGGCAATCCGTTCCTGGAGATGCTGACGGGGATGGTGAACGGGCTGGGCAACCTGGTGGGGAAGATCGGCGAGGCGGATCCGCTGGTGCTGAAGATCGGAATGGGGTTCGTGGCGCTGCTGGCGGCCGTCGCCCCGATTGGCCTGGGGATCGGGGCATTGACGACGGCGTTTACGGCGCTGATCTCGCCCGTCGGGTTGGTGGTGGCAGCGATTGCAGCAGTGATCGCGATCGGCGTGCTGGTGGTGGCGAACTGGGACGAAATCAGCGCGAAGGCGACGGAAATCTGGGGCGCGATTGCGGCCTGGTTTACGACGGTGTGGGGGCAGATCCGGACGACGGCGGAGACGATCTGGACCAGCGTGAGCACGTTCTTCACGGGCATCTGGACGGATATCTCGACCACGGCCACAAGCATCTGGACCAACGTGAGCACGTTCTTCACGACGATCTGGACGGCCATCTCGACCACGGCGGAGGCGATCTGGACCAGCGTGAGCACGTTCTTCACGACGATCTGGACGGCCATCTCCACGGCGACGACGATTGCCTGGGAGGTCATCAAGGCCTACCTGCAGGCGGCCTGGACCATCCTCTCGGCACTGGCGGAGGGGGTGTTCAACATCATCAAGGGGGTCATCGAGCTGGCGTGGCGGGTGATCCAGACGGTGACGCAGGCCGTGTGGGATGTCATCGGGCCGTATCTGACGGCGGTCTGGAACGCCATCAGCACGACGGCGACGGCAGTCTGGACGGCCATCAGCACGTTCCTGACGACGCTGTGGAATACGCTGAGCACGACGGCACAGACGGTGTGGACGGCGGTCAGCACGTTCTTCACGACCATCTTCACGGCCATCAGCACGACGGCGACGACGATCTGGACGGCCATCAGCACGTTCCTGACGACGATCACGACGAGTATCCAGACGGCGCTCACGACGGCCTGGACGGCGATTCAGACGACGCTGAGCACGATCTGGACGGGCATCAGCACGGCGGCCAGCACGACCTGGGTGGGGATCGAGCGGGCAATCTGGGTGCCGATCAATCGCCTGGCCGGGCCGCTCCTGGGGACGTTCAATGGGATACGGGACGGGGCAATCGGGGCGTGGCAGACGATCTATGATCGGGTGACAGGGATTGTCGGGGATATGATCGGGTGGGTCAAGGGGGCGTTTGCGGCGTTCAGGATTCACATTCCGCTGCCGCACTTCAGTGTGAGCTGGCGCGACATCGGTTTCGGGGTGCGGGTGCCGAATGTGGGGGTGAACTGGTATCGGAAGGGTGCGGATTTCCTGGCGGATCAGCCGACGCTGATCGGCGTGGGCGAGGCCGGGCGGGAGCACGTGCAGGTGACGCCGTGGCACAAGATGGGGAAGGATGAGGCTAAAAGCGGCGGGAAGACGGTGAATATCTATAACCCGATGGTGCGCGAGGACCAGGACATCGAGCGGCTGGCGGTGCAGATCAGCGAGGTGCTGGGGCGGAAGGCGCATGTGAATCGCAGGTTGGCGTATTGACCTCACCCCGTGCAAGCATAGCTTGCCCTCCTCTCCTGCGAGGAGAGGGGGATGTGGGCAACTGGTAAGACGTTGTTAGGGGATGAGGTCGCAGCCAGGCTGTGAGCCTGGCTGCTTACGGCCCAGCTGCGCTGGGCTGGGCAGTTTTGCAGCGCAAGGGGGACGGATGGCTATTGGGCGGCAGGTGCGGTTGGTGGCGGGCACGCAGGTGCTCGATCTGAATGATGCGACGTATGTGCTGCTGGCGGACGGGGGGTGGACGGCGGCAGGTGAGTCGCTGGAGATCAAGGTGCGGGTCAATCCGGCGACGATGTTGGAGCTGGAGCGGCAGGTGGGGGCGATCCAGAAGTTCCTGGGGCTGGCGGATGCATATGAGCAGCTGCTGGTGGGGCAGCCGGTCGAGGTGTGGACGAAGACGTGCGATGACCTGGCTGTGGTGGCGGAGCTGGGGGCGACGTGGAAGAAGCAGCGGGTGCGGGGCGGGTCGGTGATGACGGCGCCGTTGACGGGGATGGCGGCGAATCCAACGGCGATCGTGACGCTGAGCCTGGCGGTGGAGGGGGTGTGGCGGCGGGCGGCACCGGAGACGGTGCTGGAGGGTGATGCGGGAGTTCAGGTCAACGTAAACGGCACGGTTTCCGCCAATCCGGGATCGAGCCTCCTCGGGCGGAGCATGGACCCTGCCTCAAAGGGCAGTTGGACGATCCGGGTGCGGTGGGGCAAGGTCGCCTCCGCCTGTACATTTTTCGAGGTGCCGACGACGACCATCAAGGCGTGGTGGGATGGAGATAAGTTCAACATCCAGGACAACAAGGCCACCCCGAACACGGCGCAAAGCGGGTCATACGCGGCTGTCCCGGCTTACACTGAAATGGATTTGTGTTTCAGCATTGCCAGTACCGGCATGGCGATTCACGTGAACGGGGTGCGTGATGGGGCATTTACCGGCGCAACTACAGTGACGGCTAAGGATACGTACCTCCTCGCACAACCTGCAGGCATGCCACAGACGTTTTACAGTTATCAGCTCTGGCCCTGGCGTCTGAGCGATGAGCTGTGTGCGAGTCTCTATGCCTGGGGGCGGCCGGAGATGGAGCTGGCGTACTGTGTGCCGCCGGCTGACACGAAGAACACGAATGCGCTGTACACGTTCTACAACACGCCGGGGGAGGCGCCGGCGGCGCTGCGGGTGCTGCTGGACGGGGACAGCCAGGACTATCAGCAGGTGGTGGTGGGGCTGCGGCCGCTGCGGAATCTGACGACGGCGGGCTGGGAGTGCGAGAGCGGGACGCTGGGGGCGGCGACGGCCAGCGCGGCCGATGCGAATGCCAGCGGGGGGAACGTGGCCCGGTTCACGCCGGCGGACACGGCGTGGGGGACGCGGACGACGCTGGTGCTGGCGGCGGACCCGGACGATGTGTGGGCGCTGCGAGGGGAGCACCGGGTGTGGCTGGCGGGCAAGGATGGGGCGACGGCGCCGAGCATCAATCAGGTGCGGTTCCGGCTGGTGGTGGCCGGACAGGCGGAGGAGTGGAGCGAGGCGAAGGGGGCGACGACGGTCGGGACGTACAGCCTGGTGGACCTGGGGACGGTGCGGATTCCGCCGGGCGAGTGGCCGGCCGAGGCGCTGGCGGCGACGACGGATGTCCACGGCGGGAGTTACGTGACGCTGGAGGTGCAGGCCTGCAACACGACGGGGAGCGGAGGCGGGACGCTCGATCTCGATGCGGTGTATCTGCTGCCGGCGGAGGCGGAGGGGACGCTCGACCTGGTGCTGGATGTGAGCGCGTATTACGGGCTGCTGGATTTCACGGGGGAGCGGGCGAGCTTTATCGGGGTGGCGGATCCCCGGTCGCTGGAGTTTGCGGCGTGGGGGGCGTATCCGGGGGATCGGCTGGAGCTGCCGCCGAGCACACAGGAGGGCGGGACGCTGATGCTGCGCTGGCTGCGGGATACGCAGGGGCAAGCGTACATGAACGATGTGTGCGATGTGTGGCTGTATTATGAGCCACGGTGGCGCTAAACGGTTGCAAGGTTGTGCGAGCTGCGGCTCGCCCAGGGTGCAGGTTGCAGGTAGGGGGCGGGTATGCCGTTTGTGAGTGGATATTTTCGCCGGTCGCCGGGGGCGGCGGGCGAGAGCGAGGGCCGGGCGCGGCGGCTGGAGGTGGCGGTCTATGCGGCCGATGGGGTGAGCCTGCTGCGCACGGCAGGGGCAGGGTGGGCGCTGAGCGGGCTGCGGTTCGAGAGCGGGCTGCCGGGCGGGTTTCTGACGGCGAGCTTTCGCATCGAGGGGGCGGCGGCCCGCCACTGGCCGGGGCGGGCGGGGCTGCGGGTGATCGTGCGGCGGGGCAACCGGGTGTTGTGGTGGGGGTGGATCGAGGATGTGCGGCTGGCGGTGCGGGGCGGGGTCACGGGGCTGGAGGTGACGTGCCTGGGGCCGTATCAGCAGTTGGGCCAGCGGCTCTGTTCGGTGAACTATGCCAGTGCGATCAACGGGGAGGCGGCGCTGGCGAAGGAGCTGTATGAGCTGTGCCCGGACATCTCGGCCGATTACAGCCAACTCGGGGCGACGGGGGTCAATCTGCAGGGGTTGATCTGGACGCAGCAGCCGGTGAGCAATCTGGTGAAGGCGGTATGCGAGGCGGGAAACAGCAGCGGGCAGCAGATGCTGTTTGCGATCTGGGAGCCGAGCGGGCGGAGCGCAACCGGGTATCCGACGGCGATCAACGAGAATCCGGGATTCGACACGGTGGGGGGGAGCGCCCTGCACACCGGCTGGACGGGGTTAACGATCACAGGGTCGCCGACGGTGGATTTTGCTCACACGCTGTATCGTTCGCCGGTCTATGCGCCGAGGGTGACGCGGGGACCGGAGGCGGGAACGCAGGTGCTGCGGATCTCGACGGACGCCAGTTACTACATGCCAGTGACGGCGGGGGCGACGTATGTGGTGGATTACTGGGCCTATTTCGGGCCGGTGTCGTCGATGACGTGCTATGCGCGGCTGAACTGGCTCAAAAGTGACAACAGCCTGATCAGCCAGGTGAATCTGACGACGAGGAGCTCGACCGGGAGTGCGTACGGGGCGCGGTTCGTGGAGATGACGGTGGCGCCGGCGCTGGCGGCGAAGTGTAGATTGGATCTGATGGTCCATCTGCCTGACAGCGGGGCGGGCAGCTATCTGGTGTTCGACGATGCGTATGTCTACGAGTCAGGGGCGCCGGTGGCGACGGACGGGCGGCCGAGGGCGCATCTGTGGGCGCGGGATTTGAGCGCGGCGGAGTATCAGCTCTACACGGCGGAGCTGGGGGAGGACCTGGACGTCGATGTGACGACGAGGGAGCTGGCGAACTATGTGCTGGGGAAGTATGGGTCCAGCTACACGCCGGCGGCGACGGATGCGACGTCGCAGGGGCGGTATCGGC